TCCGGGATAACTACCTGCCACGACTGATTTACCGTTCAATTGAGTTCTGATTCTAACATCAAAGAAACGTTGCAGATAGGTGAACGTTTTCCCATCCACTCTCTGTTTATCGGGGGAACTAACCAGTCCGAACTTTTGAGAGTGTTCTGAGAATACATCAGGAAAATCAGTAATTTCGGATTTCCAAAGCATGACTCCATCATCGCCGAGTACTTGTTTAGCAGCATCTTCACCATAGTAATCTTCTACGGTCATCATAACTGCTAAAGAGACGATTGATTCAGCTAAGTTAGTCCATCCTGAACCACTGGGCATACCGTGCGTTCCAGTGTAAAGTTTATCAGTGCTTACTAACACCGGTATCTCGCTGCAATGTGTAAGACTCTCTCTTAATTGTTCCCGCACGGACGGCTGAAATAGGGGAGCCAAAACACGGAAAACGAAATCAAAATGGTCTGGTCCAAAGTGTTTGTCCATTTTAACGTAGTCCGTAGAGCATTTGGTCTTCGTACTCGAAACTCCCTGTTGTGTTATGGTTAGAGCAACACTATCAAACCCTTCCCAAGCACTGAAGCTAGGAATAGAATTAGATCGAATAGCATCTAGAACACAATTGACAAAACTTTGTTCAATTAGGTTAGTCGAAAAAGGGAACATAAAGATAAACCTGTCGGCGTTTCTCTGTCCTCTGGATCCGAGTATTGCTGGGTAAGACTTCCACTTACCTGAACGCGCGTCTCTGATAGCACGGGCCTGAATCGTGGTATCAGAACGCTTACCATACGATGGACAGCCAGAGTTAGTGTCTAAAGAACCACTAATCTGTCCTTTGCGAATGACGCGCTCGTACGACCAAGGTCTGAGATCTTTCTTTCCTCTGAAAAGATGGTCTCTTACACGTGTAGCAAGATCTTCGATTTCGTCGTCAGTGTAGTTAATCCTACCAGGTAGTGAGTAGTAATCTTCAAAACTCCTTTTCCTGTCGTCAAACGGTGGATAACCGCCTTGAGGACCAACTTTCGACATGCGACTGACTTCGTAATCGTAGAGATCACTAGTAATACCAGCAGTACGGGAAAGTATTTTCAGAT